GATGTTGTCGGCGATGTCGGTCGTCTCCGAGGTCTGCCCGATCTGCTCGAGCGTCGCGCTCACGGGTGTGTACGTGATGCCACGGCGGGCAACCGGTGGCACGCCTTCGCCGAGCACGGCGGGTGCGCCTACGGCGGCGAGGTTGGCGGCTTCCGGGCGGAAGAACGTGATGGTCTTCGCGCCGTGTTTGGGCGGAAGTTCGACTTGCTGGGCGTATTCAAGGAGACGTGTCTCCTGGATTGCCTTGTCGAGAAGTTTTTTCTCGAAGTAAGGCTGAAGAGTGTTCGCAACGTATGTGCTGTCGATGACTGGCATGGTGGTGGTGCGGCGTTAACCGGCCGCGCGGGTCTTCTCTAAGTTGATTCGCCACGGTCGGCCTTCATTGCGGCATTGCGCACGAAGTCCTCCGCTGCGTCGCCGTTGAGATCGGCGAGGGCTTGTTTGCCTCGTCCAGATCCAGAGGGGGGCGGTCCGCCTCTGATTGCGGTGAGTTTGGTGAGTCTCTGCACCTCGGCTTTCGCCTTGGTCAGCTCCTCCTGGAGCGGCTTTAATTGCGCCGCGTCGCGTTGGAGCAGTGCCACTTCGTGCGCGACCTTGATGCCATCAGGGTGCGACCGGAAAAACCGGCCGTAATTCTCATGGTTGACCAGTCCCATCGTCGCGCGGCCGACCGGGTCGGTGGGCTCGATGATGGTGGGATTCTCTTTTACGAGGTCGGCGACGTGCCGCTTCCACTCATTAAGAAAAGCGGGATCGTCGATGTGATTGCCGGGCGCCTTGGTCGGTGCTGCTGCCTTTTGTTCCTGCTGCTTTTTCGCGACGTCGCGAAAATGGGCGGCTCTCTCGCGGGCAAGCTGCGCCATGACTTCGTCACCTCGTGACTCATAATCTTTCGCTAGAGACTCGAGGATCTCCGGATTCTCCTCGGGCTTGGGAGCCTTCGGCGCAGGCTGCTCGCGTTGTTTCAATAACTCGGCGCGCTGCTGTTCGAATCTGGCGATCTCCTGGCGAAATGCCTCCTTCTCCTCCGTTAGTTTCTTCCAGCTGGTGTCGAGGCGGGCCTTGTCCTTGGCGGCCTTGGTGTAGGCGCTTTCGGGTTTGGCCGCCTGCGGCTTGTCCGTGGCTGGTGATTTCGCGGCGGGTTTGGCGGCTGGCTTCTGAGTTTCCTTCTCCGACTTTTCACTGTCCGCATCGCTGCCATTTTCGGCTGGCTGGCCGGGGTTCTCAGGCGAGGTCTGAGCGTCGGTTTCTGGAGTGTCTGCGGCGTCCGGTGCGTCGTTCTCTCCGGCATCAGCGCGGAGGGCGGCGTTGCGAACGTCGGTTTCACTGGCGTCCATCGTGGGTGTGGCTGTATCTGGCATGGTATTACGGGATATGTTGATCGAGATTGCCGACTCCCGTGTCGGACGGCTTCTCGGGTTCCCGCATTTCCGTGAGCGGGATCACGCTAAAGGATTTGAAGCGCTGCCATGCGGCCACGAAGCCGGCGGCAAACTTGGCCTGCGCGACGACGTCGTCGGTCGGCGCAAACGCTGCGTCGCGCATCACCTGTTGCGCGGCGTTATACATCACGACGTCGAATTTCCGCATGAGCGGAGACATGAAGAGCTGCGCGAGCTCGGCCTGCTCCGCCTGGGTGATCGGCGCGTGCGGCTTCCAGCATTGCGGCTTGCTCAGCTGGTCGATGATGAATTGCAGATCCGCCGGCAGTCTCGCCGGTACCGTCAATTCGACGATTCGCTCGAGCGTTACGACGCGCGGCTTGAGGCCGAAAAATTCGAGCAGGGTTTTCATGCGGCCGCTCCTCCTAGGTCTGGCTGTTGCTGGTCAGCGGCGTATCCGTCGCCGGTGGGCTGGGCGTTCATCTGCTCCTGCTGCTGCTTCAGCTGGTCAACCTGGTTGGCGAGCTGCTCGAGCTCCTGGAACATCGGCGCGGTCTGCTGCATGTGCTGCTGGTACGCGGGCGGGTTCTTCTTCTTCATTGCCTGCATGTGCGTGCCGGCGTGCTGGGCGATCAGGCGCATCTGCTCGCCGCTGAGCGGCTCCTTCAGCTGGTTGCGCCGCTGCACGAATCCGGCGAGGGATTGCACGTGTGCCGCGTCGTCGTCGGTCTGGCGCACCTCGGCGGGGAAACCGAGCAGCATGATCGAGATCTCCTGCGCCTGATCCTCCATCTGTTGCGCGGCCTGCGTGCCGGCGTTGAGGAGCAGCCGTTTGACGAGGCGCGGGTCGTCGGCCTCGAGCACGGATTTGTCGAGCTCGCGCTGGTCGATGTTCGGGTTCCCCGTGAACATCTGCTTACGCGCCACGGCGCGCTGCATCACAAATTGCTTGTTGATGTTGTCGCCGGATCCGGAGGGCTCGATCAGGAATTTGCCGGAGAACGCCTGCGCCGGCAGGCTGCCGAGCTCGCCGTCGAAGAAAAACTCGAGTGCCTCCTGGCCGTATTGCACGAGAATCGACCACGAGAGGCGGAAGAGGTAGCCGAGCTCGCGGCGGAAAACGCGCGCGCGCAGATCCATCGTCTGGTTCGCCATTCCGCCGACCATGTTCATCTCGGTCGCGGTGCGTGGCTTCTGTCCCTGTCCGGTCTGCATGGCGCCGAAGTCCGGCGTGGCGATCGATTGCTCCGCCGTCATCCGGGTGAGCTGCATCTGCATGCCGATATCCATCGGCATCGAGGGGAATTGCACGGCCTGCACCTCGAACGGCAGGATCTCGCCGGGCACCATCCGGATGTTTTGGGATCCTTGCGGCATTCCCTTGGCCGAAAACATCGGCGTGCACGTCAGCGTCTGGTAGTCTTTCTGCGTGTTCCAGTCCTTGCAGAGGGCGGCCTCAAATGGGGCGAGGCGCTCGGCCACGCCACGGCCGGAGTAGTAGCCTTTGTCTTTGATCTCCGCGTTCAGCTCGGCGAAGGGCGGCACCTGCTCGGCAAAAAGTCCTTTGTTGTACGGGAGGCCGAATTTTTCGCGGACGGGTTCTTTGCAGCGTACCGGGCTGTACGTGCAGACAGTCCATGCGCCTTCCTCGTTGCGCTCGAACACCTCCCAAATCACGATTGTCTCCTCGTTCTTGCCGTAGGTCAGTCCCTCGCGCCGACATTTCTCGGTGTCGAGCTGCTCGGATTCCTCGCCCTTGCCGCACAGCGTGTTCATGAATTCCTCGTCCTGGCGGAAGTCCTTGCGGCGTTTGTATTGCGCCTTCGAGAAGTGCTGCACGTGCACGATCCAGTCGGCGTCGGCGAGTTTCTCCGTGCCGGTCGGCACGATGATGTGCAGCGGGTGCACGGCCTCGTATTGCAGGCGCTTTTTGTCGGGCTCCCAGTAAACCTTCACGATCGCCTTGCCACCGAGCAGCATCGTGTCGATGCCGGAGAAAATCTCGTCCTCGAAATTCGTGTGCTGCTTGATGTGGTAGTCAAACCACTGGCTGGCGGCGGCCTGGTACTGCGCCTGATCAGCGGAAAGCGCGGAGAAAGTCGCGATCGTGTCGGTCGCAAAGATCTGCTGCACGTAAACCGGCTTCAGCTTCTCGAGCTGCATGTCGATCAGCGGAAAGTGCATGTCGGCCGCGTTGGGGAAGGGCTTCGTGCGCCGGCGCAGTCCGTCGTGGCGCATCTGGTACCAAGTCGATTGCCGGTCTTCCCACGTCGTGCGATCGGTGAGCGCGCTTAGGATCTCGCTGTGTTTGGGCATGGTCGTTTTTCGCTGGGGTTAATCGCAAAAGGCGCCGGCGATCTGGCCGCGTCCCTCTTCCATCGCGGCCTGCTCGAGTCTTCCCATGTTCGGGTCGAGCCATCCCATCGCCTTCACTGGCTTGTATTCGGGGTAATCGTACATCACGCCGACGATCGCGTCCGCGCGGTCCGGGCTCTTCGTGTTGGTCTTGCTCTTCGGCATCAGCTGAAGTTTGCCGTCCGTGCGGCCGTAGATCTTCACGCCGTCGCGCTCCACGAAAGTCTCCTCCTTGTTGAGCAGCTGCTTTTTCAGGAGCTCGTCGGCCGGGATGATCACCTCGCTCCGCTTGAGCTTGTCGTTGAGCGTCCACCATTGCTCGGCCGCGAGGTTGAAATAGTGTGGATCGCGCGGCGCGCTGTTGTTGGCCACGGCCGTGATCTCCACTCCCATCTGCCGGAGTGCCACGATGTAGCCGTGCCCTACTCCGTCCTCGTCGCCGTAGATCCGGAAACCGTCGCGCATCAGCTCCTGGCTGTGTTTGAAAAAGCGCATCGTGTTGCGCTCCGAGCTCGGGTCGTTCGCCCAATGGTCGCGCAGCGTGGCTTTGTTGCCGTCGCGCGTGGCGATCACGTTCTCGTCGCCGCCTCCCTTGGCGAAGTCGAAGAACGCCTGGCGCGTGCCGGACCGCACGAGCGGCGGCCGGGCGATCGCGTTCTCGTAGTTCACGAAGCTCACGACTCGGCCGTCCGTGTTTCCGTCGCCGAAGTTTCCCTCGATCATCGAGCGGTAAATGTCCGAGTCCTCGCCGTATTGCTCCTTCATCGCCGCGATGAATTCCGGCGTGATGTGCGGACACTCGGCCGTCGTCACGGCAAACGAGGCGAAGCGCGCGCTCTTGAATGAATCGTGGAAGCGGCCGAGCAGTCCGCCGGGCGAGGAAATGTAGAGCAGGTGCGTCGGCTGGCAGCGGTCGATCGCGATAAAAATGTCGTCATCGAGCGTCTTCGCCTCGTCCACGATGATCAGCAGCGGCCGGTCCGGATACGCGTGGAAACCTTCAAACTTGCCGCCGGAGTCGGTCGAGAAGCCGACGATCCGGCCGCCTTGCGGTGTCTCGATCGATGTCTCGTGCCATTTCCATCCGGGGAAAAGCGCGCTGTGCTGCTTGAGCGCGGCGAACACCTGGTCGCGCACCTGGCGAAACGTCGCGCTGGTGAGCACGATCGTCGCTCCGGGGAATTCCGAGAGCATGCAAAGCGCGAGCACGACGATGCACACGGAAGTCTTGCCGGCGCCGTTCGGCGTGCGTGCGGTGGTCGGCTGGCCGTGCCAGACCGAGATCATCAGCCGGGCCTGCCACGCATAAAGCTGCATTTTAAGGACCGCGATCGCGAACGACAGCGGGTTGATCTTGCCGGTCATGTCCACGGCAGCCATCAGCCGGTCCTCCGTTCAGCAGTTGCGGCGAGGGTCAGCCGCTCCTGGAGTTCGATGATCTGCGCGCGGGCCTCCGGCGTCACCACGGTGTGCTCGTGCGTGATCGATCCCTCGATCTTGAGCACGAGCTTGCCGATCAGTGAGCCGAGCAGCGTGTCCGTCTGGTTGGCGGCCGCGATCAGCTCGCGCTCCTTTTTCCAGTCGCTCGATTTACCTTCGCGCAGCCGTTTGATTTCGGCGTGCAGATCGATGCTGCGTTCCCACACGCGCGAGACGAGCTGGTCCGCATTGCCGGCCACCTTGCTGATGGATTTGGCGAGGAAGACCGCGACGGCCGGGTACTTCAGGATCTTCGAGGCGTGCGCCTCCGGGTCGCTGTAGCCGGCGGCGGTCGCGGCCTGCAGCGCGGATCCGCTCTTCAGGTAGTGCAGGCAGAATTCGAGCTGGCGCTTGTTCAGCGCGGAGGCGCCGAGCGGTAAGTCCATCAGACCTACAGCCTCGAACATTTCCTTCGCTCCTGGCAGCGCGAGCTGCTCCGGCGCGGCGCCGGCATCAGGGGCAAGAAGTAGCGGCTCGCTCATGTGCTATATGCACAAGAGCTTCCGTCCTCAAGCCAAACGGGAAGGCAGACAAGTTCGCGAACTAAACCGAACTAGTTGTCACTTTGTCCGCTTTTCAGTCCTTCGCGCGCCGTACCAGCCGTGTCCATTCGGGTCCGGGCTGCGATAAATAGTGGCGCTCGATCTCGCGCTCTAACTTCTCGATCCTCGGCATATTTTCCGGCGGTATGTCTCCGGCCTCTCGAGCGCGAATGATTCCATGCAAGACGCCTAAAAAGAAGGTGTTTTTCAGTCCGCCTGCGTGTCTCTTGGGCAGTCCCTTCGGGAATTGGTCGCGCTTAAATGCCAGCCATGCGGCTCTCATCGACAGCGCGGTGAACCAGATCGGAAGCGGCTTCATCGAAATTTCCCGATGGGTTTCGGCTTCCTGGCCTGGCGTTCGCTGCGCTGCCGGGAGATCACGAGCTTCATCCGCACGCGCTTGCGGTAGAGCGTCGCGATGTCGATGCCGAGAATCTCGGCGGCGTCATCGAGGGTTCGGGTCGCGGCGATCACGGCGAGGATGTGTTCATCTCCTACCTGCTGGAGGGTCTTCAACGGCTGCGCCGGTGCTCCCGATTGCGTGGTGTTTTGGGTATCCATAGGAAATTACAGGGCGGGCTTGTTGATTATTGCCTGAACTGCGCTCCACCCCTGTTTCAACAAGTAGCGGTTGAGGTCGTAGTCTATGGCCTGCAAGAGG